GAGCAGAAAGATTAGTTCTAGCAATAGTTGGGAAAGTTGCCGTTGCTGCCACAAAAGTTAATACCCCTGTATCTGCCGTTACTGTAATTCCTCTTGCCGATAATGCAGCAGCGTGAGAAGTTACAAAGTTGTTTGCAGAAGTAGTTAAGTTTGTGGTGAACGTTGCTAAATAGTTTACTCCGCCTACTGTAATGGCCGCTGTTCCGCTTGTTCCTGTAAGCGTTACCGTTCTTGACGAATTCCCTGTTAACGAAGGGTATTCTGTGCTAATCAAAATTGCAGAAACATCTTGGATAACATAGTTGTTTACTACAAATTCAAATTCGGTGTCGGCCGAGTCTGAAAGCGGTACTGTTTGGATAATTGAGTCATACGCGTTACAAGTTACCGCTGTAGTCTTGGATGTCGCTTGAGTCACAATTCTAATTCTTGACATAATTTTTATTTTTTAGTGTTTAGCATTATTACTGATGTAAAGGTATAAATTTTTTTAATTCAAAATAGCCATTACTTTTTTATTGCGCATAAGGTAAAGTCGCTGTCCAAAAATTTCGAATAGATATTCTGAGAAACTGCCAAAAGCTATTCGCGCGCCTTGTGTTACTCCTTGAGCTTCCATGCTTGGGTTTACGTACTTGGCAAATCCTTGATTTTTTACAGTCTGTTTCCCAAGCCAAAAATCTTCTTCGACAATCGGTTCTACAAAAATATAATCATCGCTTGACATTATTTTTCCATCGCGAACAACTGCATAAATAATATCGGGAGTAACTCCAAATAAATTATCTTTAATGAAATTGTCTGATTGTCTTGGAATTCCGCGATCATCGAGAGTAATTCTAAAAACATTGTGTTGGACCACTACGGCATCACCTTTTTGAATAAATCCTGAATAACCGAAAGGCAATGATTGAACAATTCCAATTCTTTGTACGTCTTCAGCTTCTTCTATGCTTGTGTTGACGATTAAATCGCCTATTTGGTTGACGTATTGCTCGTTGTTAATTGGCGAAACAATAAATTTGAATGCTGCTCTCATTAGTCGAGAAAATATTCTGGCGTGACTATATTGTTTTTAGGCTCGTCTTTCCAATGGAATATTTCATCTCCTTTTTTCAACCAAAGTTGATAATGAGTTTCGCACTCAACTATTTGAGCTAAATTAAATCTTTCCAAATTTCCATTTATTGTTACAGGGTAAACCGCTTTTTCGTCATTTACAACGTAATGAAAACGGTCTTTTACTTCTGCGCCAATTGACAATTTTCTTATTTTTTGACCCATTTTGATTTGATTTGATTTTTTATAAGTTTGTTTTTATGTTTTTAAGAAACTACGGAAATTTGGTCGTAAGCTATTTCAACCCCTGCGCCCCAATTAGGAGATGTAGCGCTGTTTTTTTGAAAATGAGCCCCTACCGCGGTAATAGCCCCTCCTTGTAAAGAATAAGGTCCAAAATCAAAAGGAGACGCACTTTGAGATATAATTTTAAATTCATCCCCTATTCTGTAATCATTAAATTGCGACTCGTCATTAAGTATTACTCTTTTTAGAAAAGCCCCTCCTAAAGGAACGCTGCTAAGTTTAGCGCCTCGTACTGAGTCAAATGTTTTTAAAGACAAAACAACATCTGACCCTATTGTATTGCTAACCGACCTTTCTCCGTTTGAAGTAAAATCTATTATGTTAAAATTAATACCAATATTTTCTAGAACATTGCCTATAAAAGTAACATACCCTTCCGTGCTTCGGTCTTGTTTGCCCCAAATTTTAGCGTTTCCAGAAGAGCCAAATAAATTGGTTCCTACAAAGTAAAGAGACGTGCAACCCAACATGTCAATAGTCCCGGCCTTGTCTTTTCTGTCAAACCAAGTTATAGCTCCACCTCCTAAAGTTACATTTCTCATGTTTATACTAGCGCCTGATCCAGAAGCAAATACAGGAGAGTCAAACACTATTCCCCTAAGTCTAGTAAGAACTCCGGCCCCGTCAAAAAGAGTAATGTTGCCTCCTAAAAATAAAACGTTACCTCCCGTAACCTTGATTGCTTCTAAATTAGCATTTGGAGTATCTACGACGCTTCCGCTAGTTATTTCGGCATTATTAAATTGTACTCTACTTTTATTAGAATTTAAAATAATGCCTTGTTTAGTACATGTAATATTAACTTTTACATCAAAAGTTAAATGTCCTGCATTATTGTTAGAGTTAGCTACTCCTGCGTTAATTATATATTTATCTATGTCGTTGGTAACAGAAAATATTCTGCCCTCTCCTAATAACTCTATGGTTTTTTTATAGGCATAAGTGTTTGTTGGAATATTGTTTCCGCTATTAAAAAAACCGTCTCCGAAAATAGTTAATTGGCTTTCTGTGCCTATCATATTAATAGTCGCTACAACATTTTGTCCTGTCCCTGAATCAAAATAAGAAGAATCATCTAAATCTAAAAGAGCTGTGCTAATTGAAGAACTAACTACGCCGTATATTTCTAAATTAAGAAAAGAATAGTTAAAGTCTCCTGCGTAATTATAATCTCCTTCGCTAGAAAGAATTTGTATTTTTTGACCTCTTTTGTCGGGCAACAATCTGGTTCCTGTTGGTCCTTTATAAAAATCAAAACCGTTTTGCACCGCTGAATTTGGAGTTACAACAGTGTAAGAAAGAGGGTCGCCTAATGTGTAGGTACAAGTATCGGTAAAAGGTTTTGCTAAAGACCCTTCTCCTTTAAAGTTTCCGTCAAGTCCTTTTCCTTTAAGCCAATCGTCATAACTAGGTATATAATCTTGATTTATGTAAATACTAGGAACAGAAGAACTTTGAGGTAAAGAAAAATCAATAACTCCTGTGCTTGAATTTAGTTTTATTTTTATGTCAGAAGAATTTAAAGTGTTAAATTCGTGTATCTTAGTAGTTGCATTTACGCCTTTATAAACTTCTATTCCTCCTCCTAAATTAGAGCCTGCCTTAGTTTCGTATTTTACAGAATCCCCATCAATAGTCACGTCAAATCCTACTGATTTTGCTTTTCTAAATTCATGTAATTTAGAAGTTGAATTTAGTCCTTTATAAACATTTACTCCCGCGTCTCCAACATTAACGCCAGCTTTGCTTTCAATTACCGTGTCCTCTAAATCAAAAGAAACGTCAAGTCCTGTAGATTTTATTGATATAATGGTAATGAAATCTGAATCCGAAATATTTGGCGAATTATCTCCAATAGTTACATCTTGTAATTTTAAAAGATATTTTTTACCATTCACATTAAATATTAAAACCTCGTAGGGAGAAACTACGTAGTCTGGGTCTAAAGCATTTGCTACGGTTGCGGGAGATGTTAATACACCTGTATATTCTATTTCGGCAATTTTCAACGTACCTCCTATATCTGGAGAAATTCCAGAAAGAACTACATTTCTAATATCTGTTAACTGCATAGAAATAGTCTGTCCTTTTGCCATTCCAACTCCTGAATTTTCTGAATTAGTGCCAACGGCATAATCAGTAAGAGCCAAAGGTCTTTTGATTGTGTATGCGACTGTGTTTTTTATCTTTGTCATTGTGTTTTTATTTAGTGGTTAATTGGGGTTTTTACTTAAAACAAATAAAATAAATTGTAATTTAAACTTACTCCGACGCTAGGACATGAATTCAACAAATCGTATCCTCCGTATGCGCCAATGCCAAATCTGCGCTTAACTTTTGATTCCAACTTTGCGTTTTTGACCTCTAGCTTTTCTACTTTATCCATTGTGCTTAATAATCCCTCTTGCAAATCTAAATTGTGAGAAGCAAATGCACTAGATTCTTCGCCCAACGCAACCGATAATGATTGTATCTGCTTAAATCTAGCTTCGTGTTCTGCCATTTTTGAATTATAAGTATCTTTGCATTCTTTGACGTCTTTCGCCAATTGGATATACTCCATTGAAATTGTGTACAGCGCTTTTACTCTTTCGGGTGAATTTAAGTCCTTATTTGATTGGCTGTATAGTATCGAGAACGGCACGCATAGCATTATAACTAGCGCTTTTAACTTTGATAATTTCATGCTTCATTGGTTTAAATGGTTTTACATCTGCTACTTTGGATATTTCTTTTGTCTTTTCTTGAACGGATTTGTTGTGATCTAAAACTGAATTTTTCAAATCGATAGCTTTTTGATTAGCTTCGAATTTGGCTTGTTCAATTTGTGGCTTTAGCTTTTCTATTTCTACTGCGGTTTTTGCGTCATTATTACTTCTTACAAGCAATATAATTACCGCCACAAGAACAATTAATATGCTAATTGTAATAAGGGTTGCTTTTATATTTATTGGCAGGGATTTAGCTTTATTTATGATTTCCATTAATTTCATAGCTTTTTATTTTTTACAATTTCACTCGTTAGAATGATAAAATTTATTAGCGAATAAATAGCAGACAAAGCTCCCAAAGTACATAATGCCCAATTATCAGAAAATGTAATGTCGGGGTTTGTATTTAAAATCCAAATAGACCACCCTAAAATTAATAAAAAAGATATGTATTTCATAATTTAATTATTTTGTTCAAAGATATAAAAAAACCGTGTAGTAAGTCCACACGGTTTGCCCAAATTATTTATTCTCCCGATTCAAAGTTATGATAATTTTGTAATATCCAAGACATTAGGAGTGATTTTATTAAACTTTGTACAATTCCAGTTTTAAATATTCCTCTGCAAGTTCTTGTTCTGCTTTTTTTGACGGCTTTTTAAACGAAATAGAATCTTTTTGTACTTTAGTGTACGTTTGATGGCATTTAGCCCAAAAGAAACCGTTTTTGTCTATTAGCATTTTATTAAATCATTGATTCGTATCTTGCAATAATTTTAGCGATTTCTCTAGCCAAAACAAATTTGTTTTTAAAGAACTTTTCGAGATCCGATTTGTTAGTGATGAAACAAAGTTCTAGCAAAGACACTATTCCGTTCTCACGCATTAATCCCAATCTACCTCTATGCGATTGCGCTTCGCTAATAATACCTCTGTTTTTAATGCCTAAGATAGTTGAGGTGGCATTTACTATTTCCCTTGCAAAAGCAATATCTAGCCTATCTGCATCAACTCCAACAATAGAAGTAGTGCCGGTTGCTTTAGTATTTGCAGCAGCATCAAAATGAAATTCTAAAACTACGCTTCCATTACCCGTTTTGATTCGCTCTAAATATTCGGCTAGTCGTTCATTATCTTTGTCTGTAATGTAAGATAAGTGAAGTTTGTTTAATTCTATTTCGACTAATTCTCTGAAATTAATTGCCAAATTCGCTTCTGTATAGCCGTTAGCTGATGCGCCATTGTCTATTTTAATGCCATGTGAGTTATGGCCTGCGGATAAAAAAATCATGTGTCGTTGTTTAGTTCGTTATTGTTGTTGTAATTGTAATTATTGTAAGGGTCTCGCTGCGGGTTTTTTGCTTTAGTGTAATCAACGAATTTATTAATAATTGTCGTTCCAGACATTCCCATCGTAATAAAAGCAAATGTAGTAAACACTTCATAAGCCATTTTATTGTCTGTTATTCCATAAACATAGGACGCTATTGTGTTGCCAACGCCCATTATTACAGTCAAATTCATAAACAAAAAGAACGTGAGGGATTGTTTGTCCCATCTGCCATTTGGCTTTTTTAATGTATGTTCAAATATTAACCACATTTATGTTTTAGTGTATAATTTAACAAAAGCCGTTATTAATGCGCCTGTTAATATCATTAAAAACCCGCCCATTAATTTAAAATAAACATCGTATTTTACTTGCTTGTCGTGCTGATCTTTTAATTCCTTTTGCATTTCTTCAAAATCGTGAATCATACCTTTGTTGTTTGTCATTTCATTGCCCTTTATTGCGCTAGCTATGTCGTGTAAAATTGTTGTTTGCTCAACTTGAATTTTATTAAAATCAATATGGTTTTTTTTGTAAATATCCATATGTCCTCTAATTGCTTGTAGTTCTCCCTTGATAAAAACTATGTCGTCCATTATTCTCTGCGTGTAATAAAATATGTTAATAATGCCGTAACTATTCCCCCGAATAAGGCTGATAAATATAAAATCCAATAAATATCGTCGTCGATTGAATGCCGAAGTTTGTACATCAAAAATAACAGAATAATTGCGCAAACCAAAACTGTTTTCACGCTGTTATAATATGGCAATTTCCGTAGTAAGCAATACCCAAAGTGCAACAAACAAACAGCAACCGGAATAAAATCTAAATCGTCTAAAATTAAAAAATATTCATGATAAAATCCAATCGTTCCAATGATGTAAAACAACAAACAATACCCTATTATTACATAGGGTAAATTGCTTATTATTTCATGAATTTTTTTCACTAATTTCTTGGTTTTGGCAATACGATATGCGCAAAAACCGCGCTACCTGCACTTTCTATAATCAAATTAATATCCCTTACAGCTTGTTTTTGGTCTTCTGTAAGTTCAGGAATTTCTACTTCTTCATCGTAGTCTTTTTGAGGATAACAAGCCTCTCCTGCGGTGTTTTCTGTTCTAGCAACATTACCCGATTGTTCTAATAAATGAATACATTTTACAATCGCTTCTTGGGTTTGTGGATTGTTGTCCTCTGGCCCGATAATTCTAAATTTTTGCATAGTTATTGTTTTTTATTGTTCAAATACATTTTAATATACACAATTACAGTCAATATAAGTAATGCTGAGGCGACAATTAATGTGATTAGACCAACGTTCAAATACGGTAAAAATGCGCCTGTTAATGTAGCGCAAGCCGTCATATTTATTACGTCTCTTTCAGATGGAGGCATGCCTAATCGATTGCCTTGTATTTCGGCTTCCCAAATGTAAGAAACAATTAAGCCAAAAATAAATGCACCTAAGGTTCTAAATACAATTTGTTCTGTTATGTTCCAATCTAAAAATTGTGATGCTTCAAATGAATTAATGAACATACACATATCGAGCGTTAAGATAATTGCGCCTAGTGAGTGTGCCGCATCTAAAATAATTGGAAATCTTTTAATAAAATTTGATAGTTTTTTCATTTCATTTAGTTTATTCGTTTATAAAATCTTCATAATAATTAAATCTCATTGTTCCTAATTCATCATAACCTAAAGTAGAATAATGGACTGAATCTTGCAAAGGTAATGCGTTTGTGCTTTCAGAAAAACTGCCTAATACATTCGCGCTTCTTGCTGGGTTATCAGTTAAGAAATCCGTTCCCATTGCCGATTGCGCCGTTTGAACTTGACTTAAACCCTCTGCATTTATTCCTGTTGCTTTTGTTTGTGGGAAATACAATCTTAATTTATCTACTGTATAGCCAGTTCCCGCAGTTATTTGATTTCTAACAGTCGATGTTAAATACACAATAATCCCGTTTATCGTATCGTAACTATTTTGTTTGAAATTATATGCACCCGAATAAGAAACTGTACCGGAAGTTGCACCCGTATTTGGCACCGTGATTGTAAACGTATTTACAGTAAGTACAGTAATTGTATAGTTTCCATTTGGAATAGCCGATAAATCATTAGAATTGTATATGCCAATATTTGCGCCCGTTGAAAAGCCGTGATTACTTCTAGTTATAGTGGCAGTTGTAGCAACTCTAACCCACGCATTGCCTTGATTTGCAAAAGTTGCGTCATTTGCTCCAATTATAGGTGTAATTCCTCTAAATACAGGAGTTCTTCTTTGAGAATGAACTAAATCATTTAAAACTATTGGCAATACTTTCGTCGTTAAATCTACATAAGCGCCACTAGATGAACTAATATTAAAATCAGGACTATTTGCACCACCTCTAGCAAACATACTGTGCGAACCTCTACCCCACTTAATGATACAATGCTCTTTTAATGCGCTCATAGACTTCCCAAATCGCATTTCCGAACCGTGTTGAGTTAATGGGTTTTCAGATGGCATAGTCTGGTTAGTTCCTAATAATAATCTACCCGCCCAAGAAGAAGCGTTTGGAGCGCTACTATTATAAGTTTCCATAAAAGAACCTTCAATAGTTCCAACTAAATCGGGAGCAATCGAAGCGTTAGCGCCTCTACCCGCATCGTTTGAATCACCATACTCTATATAAACATTAATCGGCGTAGGCGTTATACTAACAAATGTTCTTGAATTCATTTTCGCAGCTTCATCGGTTGTCAAAGCGCGGTTAAATACTACTGCGTCTTTTAAATATAAATTAGCACTAGATGCGCCCGCAGAACAAACAGTAAGAACATCTGATGAATTTCCGACTCCTGGACTTAATGAAATTGTTTGATTTGCTACTTCTACACCATTAACAAACATTTTAGCGTTTGAACCAGAACGACGAACTCGGACAATATTTGTAGCGTTTACAGTTACCGCACTATTTGCAGAAAGCGATATAAATGCCGATGTTCCGTTGCCCGCTCTAAACTCTAATCGATTATTGGCAGTTGAATTTACGGCTAAATAAAAACCTCTGTTATTAGCCGACAATCCATTATTTGAAATTATGCCGCGAAAATAAGTTGTTGATGCAGTAGGACAAATAAATACAGTTGCCCAAATATCGAAGTCTGAACCATCGTGAATAAAGTTGTAATCAGAATTAGATCCTGTTGTAAACTGCGCTCCTGCTTCAAAATACCATCCCTCGCCGTTATAAATTGGCTTGCTTGCAAGTGTTCCTGCTGTTGCGAGTGCTTGACCTGTTGTAGCTGTTGCGCTGTCTATAATGTTTCCACGTTGTCTAGTTCCGTTATTGTCGACTGTATTAACGTATGGGTTTTGATAAGGATTTACGAACAGAACAGGCGAAAGACTGCTAGGTGTAAATTGATTCTTTAATGTAGAATAGTAATTACTCATAATTATTGCGTTATCCAATATTCAACCGTTGTACCTACACTCCACTCTGCATAAATTATGTTAAGAGTTGATGTTACATAAGTTCCCGTGCCACGCCGAACCCAGCCCGCAGGAAACGTTGGAGCAGTCCCCGCATTATGGTAAATTTTTTGAACTACTCCAATTCTAGCACCCGTTAAATTATCGGTTATATTTGATGAAGATGGTGAGGCAATAGAGTTGTAGACTTGTGGATTTGCAAATGATATTACTGCGCCAGTTGTAGCTGTTGTGTTTAAAGAAATTGTCCCGCTTACATCTGGTAAATAATGGTCTCTAATTGCAGTTAAATTGCTTAATATTAAATTGGATTGAATTGTTGCGCTTAAATGTAATTGTAAAAATCCATCTTCAATTACAAATAAAGGGTGCCCATCGCTATCTTCTATGTGAAAGTTTCCATCAGTATAATGTAACGAACCGTAGTTATCGTTTGGTCCATCATACAACCAAACTTCTTGAGTGTATAAATCAAACTCACCTAAATCAACATCTTGCGTAGCACCTGTGTAAGGAACGCCACCGCCACCCGTTGATTTGTTCCAAACGTTTAAAACCCAAACAGACCCCGCACCAGCTTTTTTCAATTCGCAAAAATCCCCAACGTTTAAAGTTAACGTAGTAATATTTTCAATTAAATAATAACAAGCTGTACCCGCACCAAAGTTTAAAGTTGCAGTTGCATTTATATCAGAATTATCACTTACAAAGAATTGAATTAAACTATTAGTAGGAAATAAATCTAAATCATCATCAAGTGTCATTGTCATTCCTCCCCCAATAAGAGAATATTTTAAACGGTCTGCAAGTTCAAAATCTCTGTCGACATCTATTTGTTGAAACTCTTTATCCCCAACTGTTAAAACTTGCGTGAGGTTTGGGGTTGTTCCGGGCGCCCCCCCGCCCCCATTAAAATTTTCAACTAATACTAAAAGTTTAGCGTAGGCATCTTCAAGGTCAGTAGGCGCTACTCCGTCAATTTCGCCAATTTGAGAAAAAGAAATTGCCGTTTTGTACTGGCCACTTTCCTTCATTACAATCTTATCGCCTTCCAAATCAAAACTAGGCTGCATAAACGATTGCGAACGAAACTGTACATCATCCGCTACGGGAGCCAACTCTTTCACAAATGAAGCCCCAACTATTTTAAAATCCCATTTTGCCATTGTATGTGTTTTTTTTTATTATTAAACTATTCTTATTATCTATAACATCAACAAAAGTAACAATTAAAATTGATAGTGTATAAAGATTTGGTTATGAAATTTCAATATGGTAAATTTGTCCTTTAAATTTAATCAAAATCTAAATTATGAGCGAACGAATTTTAAAAGACATTATCTCTGGCGATGATGCAAAAGACTTGTTATTATCAGGTCTTAAAAAGGCTTCAGATGTAGTTTCTTCTACTTACGGTTATCGTGGAAGAACGGTTCTTATCGAATCTGACTATGGGAAAGCCGAGCCTACAAAAGACGGTTACAAAACACTTCAATCAATTTTCTTAGAAGACCCCGTAGAAAATATCGCTTTGGAAATCGCCAAAGAAGCGAGCGAAAAAACTATGAAATTCTCGGGTGATTCAACCACAAACACTATCATTTTGCTTTATGCGTTTTTCAAAAATTCAGTTGAGGCTGTAAAAAATGGAAAATCGCCAATAGATGTGAAGCGAGAAATTGAAGAATCACGAGATTTGATATTGGCGCATTTGGACAAAATATCAACCCCGATTACCGACAAATTAATTTACGATGTAGCCTTGACTTCTGCCAACGGTGATGTAGAAATTGCCAAAATAGTAAGTGAAGCATACATTAAAGCGGGAGCCGATGGTTCCGTATCTCACGCTCGAAGCAATACCGATGAATCATACCTAGAATTTATTGATGGCACACTTGTCGAATCCGGTTATTCAGACGAAAGATTTGTGAATGTTTTCTCAGACCGAACTTGTGTTTTTGACGACAGTCCGCTTGTAGTTTGCTCTACAATTGAATTCAAAACGGTAAAACAAGTATTGCCGTTTATGAAATATGCGCACGAAAACAAAAAACAACTTGTAATAATTGCCGATTGCGCGCCTGCTGTTAGAGATGTAGTACTTCAAAATGTAATGAAAGGCGTTCCGTTTTGCGTTGTTAATTGCCCTGGCGTTGGTAAAAAAAGACTAGATTCTATTAATGACCTTGCGTGTATTTTAGGAACTCAAGCAATTACTACTTTGTCGGGCGATAATTTTGAAGGTCGAGAAGGCGAATTTATTGGAACGTGTGAAAAAATTATTGTTGGTAAAGCCGATACAATTATCACTCCTGTAAAAAATGAGTACATTCAAAAAATTGTCGATGGTAAAATTGCTGAGATAAAAGAAACAATTGCAACCACTAAAAGTCAAGTTGAAGAAAAGTATTTGCGCGAAAGAATCTCTAAATTGGTTGGCGGAATTTCTGTTGTTAAAATTGGTTCAATTATCGAAAGTGAATTGCAAGAAAAAATGGATCGCGTGGAAGATGCGGTTTTTGCCGTTCGTTCTGCAAAAGAAGAAGGGGTTTTAGCGGGTGGTGGAATTGCTTTGTTAAGTGCTTCAGATTTACAAATAGGTAAAATTTGCGAAACTGTTTGTAAAACTCCATTTAATAAACTAATGGAAAACGCAGGATTAAAAGCAATTGAGTATGCGGTTGGTGAATACCCAAATGGCTATGACGTGAAAGAATATAAAACAACAGATATGTTCAATGCAGGAATTGTTGATAGCACAAAAGCAATCAAACACGCCTTAATTAACGCTGTTTCCGCAAGTAACACAATGCTTATGACAAATGCGGTATTAACGAATAAAAGAGTTATCTAATGGATGCAAAAACCAAAGAAATCGTAGAGCAGTTTAAAGGTCAAGCGCTAAATTTTGTAGTCGTGCTAAAAGAAATTGAAAATGTAAATGAAACTTCAAGTGGATTGGACATTTCCTCAAGCGTTGACAAAAACGAGAAGTATCGCAAAGGAATTGTTGTTTCTTTGGGAACAGAGTGTCCGAAAGGCGATGTTAATCTAGGCGACACGGTAATTTACGACAAATTCAAAGCAAATCCGCTTACTAGAAACGCAATTGAATGGGTTACATTATTTTATGCAGATCTTGTTCTGATTGATTAGCCCCAAATCATTACCATACATATTTTTGAAGCGCTTACTTTTGTAGGCGCTTTTTTTTTATCTTTGATAAAAATTTAAGACTATGGCAATTAGTGTGAACTTCATAAGAAATTCAGTTTTGTTTATAATGAACAAAAGTAATCTCGGTTATTTAGGTCCGCAAGAACTTGATATTTTCTGCAATTTAGCGCAACGAGATATTTACGAAAACCTCTTTTTTCAGTACAATCAGTTTATTAATAGGCAGAACAAAAGACTTACAAGCAGTGAGTATGGAGATATTCCTAAAAACATCCAAGAGCAAATCGATGATTACGCAACTTATTCCGTAGATGGCGAATTTGTCTTTGACGCGCCAACCGAAACGTGGTCTTTTGCCAATGCTAATTTATACCGAGTCGAAAATCTATCTTTGGTAGAAACCGCTACAAAAAAGAAAGTCGATGTAGAATTAGTATCAAAACGCCTATTAAACGTGATGACAAATTCAGATATGACTAAGCCAAGTTTGATGTTTCCTGTTTATGAAAAAATTGGAAATAAATTCAAGCCTTTTCCTTTGGTGCCGAGTGGTTATTACTTAGAACTTTTCTATTTGCGAACTCCGAAAAATCCAAAATGGACTTTTATAACTGTCGGCGGAAATCCTATTTACAATCCAAGCGCGAGTGATTTACAAGACATTGATTTGCACGAAAGTTTATTGATTCCTTTTTTGACAAAAGTTTTGAATTATTGCGGGGTGAGTTTAAGAGAGCCGGAAATTGCCCAATTTGTCAATTCAGAAGAAGCCAAACAATTTCAAGAACAACAATAATAAAAAAACCCGATGCTAATGTATCGGGTTTTTATTTTCAATTAAAATCTTGAAATTCGCCTTTCTAGAATATCTAAGTACTCTCCCATTACGTCGTTTTGACTTCGTAAGTCTTCTTGTTCTTCAGAATCAAGAGTATTGAAGATCGGATTGTCTAAAATAAATGCTCCTAACTTAGAATGTTTGTCTTGTAATTCGTTTTTTTCATCAACTACTCTTTGTTGATGTGGCGCGTACTCTTTGTTTGTTGTTGGTTCCATAACTACGCTTTTGAAGGTTTGAATTTCATCGTAGTTTTCGCAGGAATGTGGACTGGATTTCCATTTGACGGATTTCGTCCTTCTCTCGCTGCGGATTCGTGCTTTTTGAATATGCCAAATTCGGCAATTGCAACTCGACCTTTTTCGATAGTCGTTTTTTCGATAGTTTCGAAAGTGGCAGTAATTACTTTTTTCGCCAATTCTTGAGTTACTGAAGTTTGTTCAGCAACGGATTTAATTAATTCACTTTTGTTCATAATAATTCTAGCACTTAACCTTGCAATCGGGATTTTAAATTAAATTTATGTTTTCTTTTCAAAATAAGGAGTCAATTCCCCTTTTATCGTTTGGTCAACTTCTCGATTTAGTTGCTCTAAAAAATCATTCAACTCTTTGTGGACTACGTTTCTTTTGTATGTCGCCGATGATCTAATTGTCAAAGTTAGCTTATTTACTTTGGATAATCCACCATAAACCGCTAATAATAACCTAGAAAACTCAGCAGTCAATTGATAATATTCCATTTCTTTAACCACATTATCCTTTGTAACCAATACCGCGGACGTAACATAAGGTTTACTCACAAATCTAGCCCAAACACCTTTTACGGTTCCTAATTGAACACATACACGCGTGAATTCGTCTCTAGTGAACATTCCCTTGCCATAGAAGAAAAAAGCAATTTCTATATCGTCTTTTGAAATTCCGTATCGAATACTTGCCCAGCGCATAATAAAAGCATAATTTTCCAAGAAGTCATACGGGCGCTCAATGAATTTGTGGCGAATACGAACTTGCTTTTCTTTGGCCATTCCTGTTAATCGCTCTCGATCAACTACTACTTTTCCGTTTTTGGCAATTGACAAATTGTTCTTTTTATTGACTCCGTGAAGCCTTTTTTCAGAAGTGCGCTTATTCCATTGTTCGAAAGATTCTCCTTCGCGAATTTTAAGAAATTCCTCCATTGATTCGGTTTGGAACCTATTTTTCTTTTGTTTGGCGCTTCCAAAATTATCTTTTTTATCGGCAAATTGCCCTTGAATTTTGTTTTTGGTTGTGCCGGCGCGCCGTCCGTTGTTCTTTCTTCCGTCTTCTTTATTCTCTGCCATCTCTTATTGTTTTTTGCAATTCACGAATCTTATCGTTTAATTTTTCGTCATTCGAGCCTTTAAGTATAAGCCTTGTTCTTTTGGCTAGTAATTCATTTAATTTTTCTTGATCAGTCATTTTTTATTTTTAAGTCGTAGATATAATTCCGTCGGAGTTTCCCATTCAGAATCAAGTCCAAGTTTTCCAAATTCGTAAATGAAACAATATTCTTGAAGAGCTTCTTTATCAAACCAAATACTCAATAAATCTATTATTGTATTGGTCAATTTATCATTCTGAAATATCGGAAATTCGTTAAGCGAAAAAGCCTCGGCAAGCAATTGTCCGTTTTTTTTGTCTTCGTATTGCTGTAATCTCATGGATTCTATAGCGCTCGTGAATTGGTCTTTTGAGATCATCTATTGTTTTCAATTGCTTTTAATTCTTTTTCTCTAATTATTTTTATTTCTCGTTGGATATAATCGAGTGCCTTTTCTAAATCTTGCAACTCGTTTTGTTTTTTTTCCGCTCGGCAAATGTATTTTAAAACATTAAATCGAAAGAAGTTAAGGTTGTAATGTACTCCAACATCTATAAGGTCGTAATCGTGTCCAGAGGTGTAGTGTAATGGTGTCATAGGTTTTGTATTTCTTGTTTAACATCTAAATAAAATGAATAAGAGTTTTGATAATTCATATCTCTATCAATAACACTTAATATCTCATCAACTGCTGTTAATGCACATTGTTTAGCAATATACATTTCAAATTCAGGATGTGAATAATTCATTTTATCAACTAAATCTTTTGCTTTTTCTTTTGGTGTCATAACCCTTTTTCTTTTTTATAGATTTCTAAAGATTCTTTGTTTGAATATCTTGGTTTTGTTGTAAGCCACTCTGCAAATCCAATAGCAAATTCTCTCTTCCCTCTT